CCCAAACTATGGATTCCATAATAAAACAACAAATACCCCTGAGGGAAGGTTTTAACAATAAGGAGCTTCTCAGTTACGTGGAAACTCTTTACAATGTGGAATTGCCGACATTCTCTTTGCATGCAGTGTCTGGGGGACTAGAAATTGACTTACAATTTGATGATTTTGAAACTGCCTCCACTATTGGTTCCACCCTGCGAGCCAATCCTTCCATTCATGTTGACTCAAAATCACTGCTCAATATGGTCCACAACATCACAGTAGGCCATCTAGCTGACAATACTGACTTCAGATTTAGCTCCAAGTTCCCATTGATAGGAGATGGTTTTGATGGCCACACTCCTGATCTGATAATTGAGTCAGCAGGAGGTAGCTTTTATGTCATAGAGTTCACCACAACTAGGGGAGCAGAGAGATCAGCTCTATCTGCAGCAAGAAACAAAATTGTTAAGTATGAGATGGCCTGCATGAACAGGGCGTATGGTAGATCTATCTCCCTATCAGTGATTTCTGTGTGGAGAGGAGGAGTTATCTCTAATCTTGTCTTAACGGATGATGATGTAAATGAACTTGTGTACCGGTATAGACTTTCACTGAGCATATTTGAGGAGGCTAGCCAAATTTACCCTGAGATAAGGAAGGATGATGAAGAGATGACAAAATTAGAAAGAGAAATAATGGGTGTTGTTACCTCAATAACCATGGACTGGGATAGAACAGAGCAGGCATTTCCAATGTTTAGTCGTGATATTGTTGAGAAGCATAATGAGAGTGCTGCAGATAATGAGTATATTTCAAGGATAATATCCAAAGTCGTTGATAAATCTCTAAATGATATGAGAAAGAGCTCATTTCTTGAAGGAGATCTAAGCATTGAAGAAAGATTCTCTTGTAATTTTAAGGAATGTGAGACTTCAATTGGGAATTACATTGCAAACCTAAATAGCAGAGAATTTGTGAGAGACACATATGATTCAAAATCGACTGTGCAAATACCTCCATGGGTCACTTCAAGATTTATCCCTGGAAAGGATCTAGACCCCTTGAAAGATAGAAACATCATAACTCAACATCCAATGGGAAGGATTTGGTACGAAGTTTGTCAGTCTGCAAATAATGAGCTTATAGAGAGAATGCATGATGACCCTGAGAGGGAGTTGAGCCAGGCTCTAAATGGAGAGATGGATAGATCTGATGAGAGGAGCAGATATCACAGAGTTAAGTTAGAGCTTGAGAATTCTGATGTCATTTACATAGCATCTCTTGGAGTTGGTGGAAAGTCCCTCAAAGACAATAGATCATGCAAGGAGGCAAGAGAAAGAAGTAAGAAATTGTTCAGGATTGATCATGACACTGCTGATATAGACTCTTTCCTAAGATCAAAGAATGATAATATATTGAAAGGCAACCCTCAGCTCTACAATCCTTTTGAAGTTGACAGAGAATTACGTCTTGCTGCACAGTGTATACATCAACCAACATTAACTCATGAGGTTGGTGAGAATGAATTCTTAGAGAATCATAACAGATTCTTGCAGACACCAGTGGGATCATGGTCTCAAATGGTCAGTCTGATAGGAGCAGAATTATCAGCATCTGTCAAGCAGCATGTGAAGCCTGGATCATTTGTGATAAAAAGAATCTTAGGATCAGGAGTCTTCCTCCTGATTAAGCCAACTTCGTCAGTTAGTCATATTTTTGTCTCATTTGCAGTACTTAAAGATTGCCTAGTCTCTGAGCTTTGTCAGAGTGGAGTTTTCAAGTCTAGCATAGATTGTGGTGATTTAGTTGTAACTGATTTTGTTTCTTTTAAGATGAGTAAGTTGACAAATCTCTGCAAATGCTGCTCGCTACTTGAATGTGCTTTGGCTTTCTGGGCTGAGGCATATGGACATGAAGTATGGAATTCAGTGAGAGCCGCATCCGCATGCAAAACAGTTGCTGGAAGAGATATGGTCTTTATGTTTAAATTATCTTTACTAACTTTAATGGAGGATAAGGCCACAACAGAAGAAATGCAAACCTTAACACGATATGTGATTATGGAAGGGTTTGTATCACAACCTGAGATTCCCAAACCCCATAAAATGATGAGTAAGCTCCCATGCAAGCTAAGGTCTGAATTACAAGTGTACATCCTGAATAGAGTGTTGAATGCAATACTAAGAATCTCAGAGTCACCATTTAAGATAAGGAAGACAAATGGTAAGATCAGTTGGACAGGACTATTTAATCCATACTCAGGAAATCCAATCTCAGAGTTGCAAATCTTGATCAGTTCTTGTTATAATGGTTATTTCAAGAATAAAGAGGAGGAGACAGAACCGACAGCTTTGTCTGCAATGTACAAAAAGATAATAGAACTGGAACATTTGTGTCCAGATTCTGATGAATATTTGGGGAGGAGTGACCCAGAATCACCCAGAATGCATGAATTTAGTAGAAGCTACCTGAAACAATGTACAGACCATGCGAAACATGTTTTGAGGTCGTGTCATGGCCCTAATGTCTTAGAGCTTATCCATCACCAAATTATTAGAGACCTAGGCTCCTTGACACTAGAAAGACTAGCCACTCTTAAGGCGACCAGTAACTTTGATCAGTCCTGGTATGATTATAAGGATGTAAAGGATAAAAATTACACTAGAGATAAGTTAATTGTAAAAATGTCAAAGTTTGCAGATAAAGGTAACAGCCTTGCTATACAGATGTTTGAAGAGTGCATGTCTTTGATTGAAGAAAGAGGTTCGATGCATATATGTCTGTTCAAGAAACAACAGCATGGAGGCTTAAGAGAAATCTATGTCATGGGAGCTGAAGAAAGAATAGTCCAGTGTGTTGTTGAATCAATAGCAAAAAGTATTGGAGGATTTTTCCCTTCAGATACTCTCTGCAATCCAGCAAATAAATCCAAGATCCCTGAATCACACGGTATACGAGCCAGGAAACATTGCAAAGGCCCAGTTTGGACTACAGCAACATCTGATGATGCTAGGAAATGGAATCAAGGACACTTTGTGATGAAATTTGCTATGATGTTATGTGAGTTCACACACACCATGTGGTGGCCAATTATCATTAGAGGATGCTCTATGTTCACCAGAAAGTATATGATGATGAATTTGAAGTACTTAGCAGTTCTGGATGGCCACAAAGACCTCAAGGTAGAAGATGAATTTGTCATGACATTATTCAAGGCATATCATGGAGAGATTGAGGTTCCTTGGATAGACAAAGGCAAAACATTTCTCAAGACTAAAACTGGGATGATGCAGGGGATTCTACACTTCACATCTTCTTTATTACATACTATCCATCAAGAGTTTGTGAGATCACTAACCTTTAAGATATTCAACATGAAGGTTGCACCCGATGCTTCTCAGAATATAGTCTGTGACATGATGCAAGGATCTGATGATAGCAGCATGATCATTAGCTTCCCAGCCAAGGACAGTACTTCTCTCGCAAGATATAAAACTGCTGCTGCACTATGCTTTAGGATTAAAAAGCTGTTAGGGATTTATCTAGCAATATATCCTTCTGAGAAATCAACATCAAATACTGATTTTGTCATGGAATATAATTCAGAGTTTTACTTTCATTCTCAACATGTCCGACCAACCATAAGATGGATAGCTGCTTGTTGTAGCCTCCCAGAAGTTGAGACTCTGGTAGCTAGGCAAGAGGAGGCATCTAATCTGATGACTGCAGTCACAGAAGGGGGAGGATCTTTCTCTTTAGCATGTCAAGTTCAACAGGCACAATGTACAATACATTACATGTTAATGGGAATGGGTGTCAGCCAACTATTTGAACATTTTAAATGTGCTATCCTAGAGTGGTTAGATCCAGGCCTTGGTTTCTTCTTGTTAGATAATCCATATGCTGCAGGACTTGGTGGGTTCAGGTTCAATTTGTTCAAAGCTATTAAAGAAACAAAACTCCAAAAACTATATTCTTTTTTTCTAAAAAGAGTTAGGAACAGTCCATGTCTTGAAGGGGAGGACGATGCTCTCATATCTGAGTCATGTAGTGTCAGTCCTGGTGGTGCACTGATTCTTAGTTCATCTCTAAAGTGGGGATCTAGACAGAAATTTATGAAATTAAGAGAGAGACTCAACATTCCTGATGATTGGGTGGAGCAGATAAATCAAAATCCTGAGATACTGTATAGAGCTCCTAGGACTGGAAAGGAGATTCTTCTGAGAATTGCAGAAAAGGTGCATAGCCCTGGTGTGGTCTCATCTCTGTCCACTGGTAATGCTGTGTGTAAAGTGATGGCCTCAGCAGTATACTTTTTGTCAGCATCCATTTTTGAGGATACTGGTAGACCTGAGGTAAATATCATGGGCTCATCTAAATATAGCTTACTACAAAAGATGGTTACATATGAGGGTTTCAAAAATTCTTGTAACCTCACTGGAGAGGAATTGCTTTTTCTGTTCCCTAATGCAGAAGAATTGATGAATCTTGATTCACTAGTCTTTGATAGACAGAAAATAGATCTGGTCCAACGAGTTAGCCATAGAGATGCAACCCAGACAAAGATCATCATCTTTGATGAGTATCACAGCATGAGAGTATCTCCTGAAAAATTGGTCTCTGACAAGTGGTTTCAAATGCAAAAGAGCAAGATAGGAAAAAAGGCTCTTGACCAAGAATGGGACAAATTGACATCAATAGTGGCATGGCTGAGGGACAACCCTGATGACACTCTTAAGAGTTCCCCATTGAATAATCACGTTCAAATTAGAAATTTCTTTGCTCGAATGGAGGGTAGAGCAAGAACTGTTCGAGTCACAGGAGCTCCAGTTAAGAAAAGATCTGGTATTAGTAAGCTGTCTATGGTGATAAGAGACAACTTCTCTAAGGTTGGCTACTTACGTGATATTGAAGATAGTGGTGGATTGCTGAGAAGCCAGGTTTCAGAAATCATAAAGCATTATTTATTTTGTATACTGCAAGGGCCTTATAGTGATGAGATGAAAAGGAAGCTAACATTTGATGTGTTTTACTACTCTGAGGAACTATACATAAAAGAGAGTGATAGAAAGACTAAGGCAAACACAATTGCAATTTTCCAAGCTTATACACGAGACAGCAAAGATGTTGTAAGAATGATAGAAGAAGTTGGTGCAGGCATTGTTGGGGGGTTTGTAAGAGCGCAATCAACAAAGATGATAGAAGGTAAAGTCTATTATTATGGAATAGGGATCTGGAGAGGGGTCATAGATGGTGTCCAGGTTCAGATAGATCTGGACAATGATGTGGGGAAGCTTCCACACATAACTGCTGTACATATATTTGGAAGTGTTGTGCCTTGGGAAATGTGTCAAGGAATAAGATCCTGGGCTGATGACATAAGAGCCAGAAATGATATTGATGTTTCTACTAATAAGAGTTTGAAGCCTGGATATAGATACTGGATGTCTGGATTCAAAATGTTTAGTCACGACAAGAAATTTGGATGTCCTGTGTATGTTCTCAGAGAGAAGATGACGTCAATAGTAGATGTGAGGCCTGAAAAAATATACTATAAAATAAGAAACAAGACAATCAACCTATACTTGAAAGAGGGAAGAGGGGACCTGCACATTCTTTCTTATACATCTGGTGATCAGGACATTAGTCCAGCATCACTAAAGTTCACATCATCACTTAATGATGCCATGATGAATTTCTTTTCTAAAGAACCAAGCAAATCATGGCTGCACTGCACTCCTTTAAGTTACTCAGTTGCTTGTAGGGTCTTATCTCTAGTTGACGGATCTCAGAGAAGAGATCACATTATGCAAGACTCTCTTGCCAGGATAATTAGGATGTGCACAGAGTCTTCTCTAAGGAGTAGAGTTGGCACTGTCTTCTCTCATCTGCCGGCAGCTGAGGAGAGGGAGAGGACATTTAATCTTGAGTCCATGATAGACCTAATGATTGAGGAAATGGAAGACAACTGTTTTGATGATATAACAAGTAGTCTTGCTGAGGACATAGATGCGTCATATGAAGATGAAGGATTTGATATCACAGATGTTGATTTGTTTGGCCCGGCTCATTACAGAGAAATGTCTGATTCTGCCTTCATCTCTCACCCCTTAATGGACTGCTTCATAGAGTATATAGTGGAAAGGGTTAAGAGGAGAGATATTCGGAAATCACTTGAAACATGCAGGGTACTGAGACGAAATAAAGACATGATGACAAACCTGTTCAAAGCATTAGGTAGAGATGAGAATCAAATCAAGCTTGTAGATAATGAGAGTGGAGATAGTGACAGTTTTGATGATGACCTGTTAGGTTAGACTTATATATAAGAGTAGTGCATATGATCAAAATTAGTTTGTGAAAGGATGTTAGTGATCAGAGTATTATTTGATTACTAACATCTGTGAATATTGGGCGGAC